GCCTGGGTGCAGACCAGCATCGACGGCGGGGCCTCCTGGATTGATATCGCGCAGTTTCATTTCACAACGGCGAGTCTGACCCAGGTGGTCAATCTGAACAGCCAGACCGTGATCACGACGCCCTATACGCCGACCGACGGGACGCTGACGGCGAGCACCTGCAAGGACGGCATCCTCGGACCCCAGTACCGTATCAAGCGACAGTCCACCGGCACGTATACCGGCGCGACCAGTCTGAGGATCGACGTCTCCGCCCAGGAGCCTTGATTCCGTGACCGTCCAGGTCATCTCGAAGGTGCTGGTCGCCGCGCAGGCGCCCGACGCCCCGCCCGAGACCGCCGCCAACGTGGACCCGCCCGGGGCCTACGATCTCGTCGACCTCGCGACAGCCAAGGATGAGTTCGGTATCAAGCCGGCGGAGACGCAACACGACTCCTTCCTCCAGCGCACCATCACGGGCATTTCGGCGGCCATCTCGAAGCACTGCAACCGCGTCTTTCAGACCGAGGTCATCCAAGACACGATCTATCTGCAACAAGACCCCTATCCCTGGCAGACGCCGGGCGGGGTCGATGCGCTGCAGCTCTCTCGTTGGCCACTCAACACCGTGGATGTGGCGAATTTCACGGGCAACACGAACGCCTCGACGGTCCTGACGGGTCTCTCGAGCATCCAGGGGATCGAGGCCGGCACGCTCGTGTTCGCCTCGGACGGCAGTATCCCGCACGGCGCGCAGGTGGAATCATTCAACAGCGCGACCGTCAAGCTCACTCTCGCGGCGACCTCGCGCGCCCCGGGCCTCTCGTTCAACACGGGACTGCAGGTGGTGCAGCTGCTGCCCGGGCCCAATAACCCGCAGACGCTGGTCTGCGGGAAGGACTTCACGGTCGATGCCGAGCGCGGCTGGCTGATTCGGCTGAACGCCTTCACTGGGGTTGCGGTCCTGTGGGAGACCGTGCCGCTAACGGTGATCTATCAGGCGGGGTTCGACGACATCCCACCGGACCTCGTCGAGGGCTGTCTGCGCTGGCTCACGGCTCGTTTCCGAGCGAAAGGGCGCGATCCCATGCTGGTGGAGGACAGCCAGCCCGGCCTCGGCACGAGTCGTTACTGGGTGGGATCCACCCCGGGATCCTCGGGCGGCATCCCACCGGAGATTGCCGAGATCGTTGATAACTATCGCGTACCGGTCATCGGATGAGCGGCTCGGTCTCATTCGATCTCACGGGCGATCGGGCCTTCATCGTCCGCCTGGATACCTTCCCGGCGCGGCTTCGAGCTCGCATGGTGATTCGCATGGAGGCGCTCATGACGCGCCTTGAGGGTGCTTCGCAGGACGCCGCTCCCTATCGGCACGGGACGCTCAAATCCGAGATCCATTCCAAGGTCTACTCGGACAACCCGGATCGGGTCGCGGGCTACGTGCAGGTTTATGCGCCCTCGAATCCCAAGGACTACGCCAAGGCGGCGACTCTGGAGTACGGCTCGGACAAGGTCCGCCGGCGGTTCGATCGCAGTGCCAGGACGCTCTCGGCGCTCTTGCGACAACGGCGCCAGGTCATCGGCCGCTCGGGACCCGTGCACATCGATGCTTACAGGTACCTGCGCGGGCCTTTCGAGGCCATGCGACCGGAAATCGAGGCGGCGTTGAACGAGGAGATCGCGGCGGAGATCGCCGCGGGCGGCGATCAGTGAGTCAGCGCCCCCCCCGCGAGACGATCATGGCGGCGCTCTACAATGCGCTGGTCGCCTCGGTGCAGGTGTCCTTCACCGCCGATACGCAGGCGAATTCCCCGGTGCTCGCCAATCCCTCGACGCTCGAGGGCCTGTTCGTCGGCCTGCCGGTGGTGGGCGGAACGCTCCCCCGGGGGGCAGTGATCATCTCCCTTGCCCCACTCACCCTCAACCAGCCAGCCAACGGCAATGCGAACGCGGTGACGCTGCAGGGCGGCTTCCTGACGACCGGGCGTCGGCTGCTGCCGTGGAATCGGGTCTCCGAGAAACCGGCGCTGTTCCTGCGCGGTGACGACGAAGAGGTCGAGTACCGCGAGACTCAGTTGCAGATGCTCACGATCCGCGCGGAGATCTGGATCTATTCGGATGCCGGCCAGGATCCGGACCAGGCTCCGGAGACGGCGCTGAACAATCTTCTCGATGCGGTTCAGGACGCCTTCGCACCGGATATGCCGGGCACGCGGCAGTTCACGCTGGGCGGTCTGGTGTACTGGGCACGAATCGCTGGGCGTATCATGAAGTCAGTAGGCGACCTCGACGGCCAGGCCATCGCGGTGGCTGATGTTGAGATCATCGTTCCCTGATACGGTATTGATCCCTCACCGCCGCCGTCGGCGCTTTGGAGAGCACATCGAATGGCTAACACGAACGTCACGCCGCAAGGCCTCTTTGGGCCCGGCATCCTCTGGCTGACGCGCACCGATATCGCCAACAGCACGCCGACCAACATCGGGTTCGTCAACGAGTTTTCCACCGATCTCTCTTACGAGACCAAGCAGCTGTTCGGTCAGAACCAGCTGCCGCTGCTGGTCGCTCGCGGTACGGCGAAGGCCACCGGCAAGATGAAGGCGGCCACCCTGTCCGGGCAGGCGCTGAATATCACGCTCCTGGGTGGCGTGTGGGTGCCGGGTACGGAGTACAACGCGACCACCTCGCCCGCGACCGCCGTTCCCGTCTCGCCCTTCACGATCACCCCGACGGTGCCCTCGAGCGGGACGTGGAATTCGGATCTCGGTGCCGTGAACGCGGCGAACCTGCAGCCCCTCACCCTGGTCACGGGAACGCCCGCGGCGGGACAGTACGCGGTCACGGCCGGCGTCTACACGTTCTCGTCCGCCGATCACGTTTCGGGCATCAGCGTCCTGATCAGCTACTCGTACACCTGGACGACCGGATCGACGGGTCAGAGTCAGACGATCGTCAATAACCTGATCGGCACCACGCCCACGTTCCAGATCGACTACAAGTCGATCCTCTACGGGGCGACTTACTACCTGCGGCTGTTCGCGTGCATCGGCGGCAAGACTGCGTTCGGGCACAAGAGCACGGACTTCATGATGCCCGAGTACGACTTCGAGTTCTTCGCCAACGCCGCGCAGCAGGTGGGTATCATCAGCCTCGCGACGCAAGCCTAAAGCGTTCAGGTATTCGAGTCCCGGCCCGGCAGCCGGCATTCGTTCTCCTTAGTGGGGAACCGCTGAAAAGGGAGCCCCCCTTCCGATTTTAGCGGGGCGGATGGCATGCCGGTGCCGTCCGCCTTCCCCACGCCTACTAAGGAGCTTCCCTGTGGCCGATGACCCATTCCAACTCCAACCGTTCGAGATCACCCTCGGCGGCATCCGGTATCCCATCCAGAGCCTCAAACTCGGTCAGCTGCGCGATCTCTCGATCGGCGTCGTCATGCCGCCGGAGACTGACATCCGGGTCATGGTTCGCCGGAAATTCGAACGCGACGTGCAACTCATCGAGGTTGCCCTGCGGTATTACGAGCGCAAGCTCTCTGCGGACGATCTTTTCTCGATGCCTATCAGCCGCCAGGAGATGGATGAGGCGGCCGACAAGATCCTGACGTGCTCCGGGCTCGTGCCGCCCCGGAAATCCCTGGAGGCTCTGAAGGAGCAGGTTGCGGAGCTGCAGAAGGAAATCGCCGAGCGTGAGGCTGCGGAGGTGGCCGCGGATCCCACGGGAAAAGGCGAAGGCGGAAAAACGCCGGCATAGATTGGGGGTTCATCTTCGGCCGGGTCGCCTCGGGGCTGAAAATTCGCCCCGCCAAGGTGCGCCTGATGACCTGGCCGGAGGTGGCCGACCTCTTCGAGTACTGGGACTCCGTCCCGCCGCTCGAGGAGACCGCCGCGATCTTTGCCCGGGCTTATACCTCCTGGGAGCCGGCGAACGCGAAGCCCATGACGCCCGAGGAGCACATGGACTCCCTTGAGGCGCGCTGGGCGAGCGGTCAGTATCTGAATCCGAAGCAGATGTTCGAGGCGATGGGTGGGAAGATCCTGGCGCCGGGCGCGGATCTCAATCATCCCTGGGCCAACGCGCAGTTGCCCGGCATTGGTCCCTTCCCAGGGATGGTGGACAAGGTGAGGTAGGTACGATGGGAAACACGCTCGCCGTCAAAGCCACTGCCGACGTCGTCGACCTGCAGGCGAAGTTCGCGATCGCCCGAGCCGAGACCAATTCCCTCGCCTCGGAGATGAACAAGCTCGCCAAGCAATCGGCGGCGGGC